AGGTACCCCCCCCGATGGGGGACCTGAAAGCAGTTCCTGAAGTTATCCCCCATTTTTCTTTGCAGTTCAGGAGCTTTTTGGAATTAAAAATACTATTTAATTAATGATTGCAGTAGCATAAATTCGCAATTGTTTTAAAAGGAAACTCAAGCATGTCAGTAAAGAATTTTAAATTTGTATCTCCGGGAGTATTTATCAACGAAATTGATAATTCTTTCCGCCCAGCCACCGCCGATGCCATTGGCCCTGTCGTTATCGGCCGTGCCCGTCGCGGCATCGCGATGACCCCAGTGAAGGTACAATCCTATTCGGAATTTGTTGAAGTATTCGGAGAGACCGTTGCCGGTATGGGGGGTGGCGACATCTCTCGTAATGGAAACTACCAGTCTCCTATGTATGGGACCTATGCGGCCAAGGCTTTTTTGGCCTCGAATGTGGCGCCTTTAACTTATGTTCGCCTCTTGGGTCAAGAAGACTCTAATGCTTCTGGCGCCGGTAAAGCCGGCTGGAAAACGCTGAGCAGCCCTGCTAACACCGTGGCAGAGAATGGCGGCGCTTATGGACTGTGGGTCTGGCCCTCTTCCTCGCATGCTACGCTTCTGGGAGGTAATACCTCACGCCAAGGCGTATTGGCTGCAGTTTGGTATGTAAACGCTAGCGCATCCATCTCATTGAGTGGAACGATGCATGGCGCCGGCGCACTTACCACCGGTGGTGTGGGAATGGTGGTTGGCAACAACACTACTGATTATACATTTGCTGTGCAGGTACGTAATGCCGGCTCTACGGCAGCTACCGGCAGCGAGACAATTAAATTTAATTTTGATGATTCTTCAGATTTGTTTATTCGTAATCGATTTAACACAAATCCGCAACTCGCATCTGTATCCGGTAGATTTTATCCTACGTCGGCACGCAAAAATTATTGGCTCGGAGAAAGCTTTGGACAAGCTCTCCGTGCCGGAACTACCACTGCCAATGGTGCATCGTGGTTCGTCTCTAGTAGTGGATTAACAGCCACATCCCTTCACGGGGTGCTGTTGCCTATCGCACTCGCAGGAACTAACACCACTGGGCCCCAAAATCTGCAAGGCGCTTCAACTGAAGCGAAAGCAGGATGGTTTGTGGGACAAGATTTAGGAGCCCCCGGCAGCTATGATCCCCATAGTGTACAAAAGCTATTTAGATTCGTAGGCCGCGGCCATGGCGAATGGCTACAGAAGAATTGCAAGATCTCTATTCAAAATATTCGGCAGTCAACTACGACAACCGATGATTATGGCACCTTTAGTGTTGTAATCCGCAATCTTCATGATACGGATTCCAACGTCCAGGTTATGGAACGGTTTGATAACTGTTCATTAGATCCCGCTTCCCCCTCTTTCATCGCTAGAGTGATTGGAGACAAGTATACTCAATGGGATTCCACTTCGCGCCGCATGAAGACTTATGGAGAATATCCTAATAGGTCTAAGTATATCTATGTTGAGATGGATACAGACGTAGAGGGTGGTGGAGCTGATTCTACTCTGTTGCCCTTTGGTTATTATGGACCACCCCGATTTAGGAGCTTGGGACAGACGTCTAAGGCAGTTACGGCTCAAATGATTTTTGCCCCCTCTAGTGTGGTGAGCGGAACGACAGGAACTGCCACCGACACAAGCGCCCTGTTTATGGGAAGTGTTGTTTTGACAGGGGCACTGGCATGGCCAACGCCCCGCCTGCGCCTCTCTGCTTCTGATGGTGGCTTAGCGGTTCCTACTGATGCATACTTTGGAATGCAAACAACTCGGGATCGCACCAGCACCCACTCAGATCCTAGTGTGGCTGATAGCTTAAGAAAGCTTTGGCAATCTTCGGTAAGCGATCCAGTAACGGGAACGCCGTCGCCCAGTGCAACAGGCACGCAGGGTGGTGCTTATGTGTTCTCCTTAGATGATATTACCTCCGGTTCTACGGGAGGCTATTATTATGCTTCTGGCTCACGCGCCTCCGGAGTATCCATTACTTCTGGTTCGATTGCTGATTTGCTTAATGCAGACTATAATCGCTTTACTGCCCCCTTCTGGGGAGCATCCGATGGCTTTAATATCCTGCGCCCCGATCCTCTTTATAACGCCGGTATTCCTGGCGCAGGTGGATCCGGTACAGGAAATGCCACCAACCAGAAAAGTATGGAATACCATACCTATAAGCGAGCAATTGACACGGTAGCCGATCCGGAGATGCTGAACATGAACCTTCTGGCTGTCCCCGGTCTTACTGTAGACTCCTTAACACAGCATATGATTAATGTTTGTGAAGAGCGCGCAGATGCGATGGCACTTATTGACTTGCCCAGTATCTATATTCCGCCTCACGAGGCACGCAAGACCACCAAGAAGGCACGTATTGGAACTACTCCAATTCAAGCCGCGAATAATCTCCGCGCACGCCGAGTGGATTCGAGCTACGGCGCAACCTTCTATCCTTGGGTTCAGACTCGGGATTCACAAAGTGGCGTCTTAGTATGGGTGCCGCCGTCTGTAGCAATGCTGGGTGTTTTGGGCTCGTCTGAAAAGAAGTCTGATATTTGGTTTGCACCCGCCGGGTTCAATCGCGGTGGCTTGACTGATGGGGCGGCGGGTATTCCCGTAACGGCTGTGTCAGAAAGGCTAACGTCCCGCGAACGTGATACGTTGTACGAGGCACGCATTAATCCAATCGCCTCCTTCCCCTCTAGTGGGATCGTGGTATTTGGACAGAAGACACTCCAAGAGCGTCAGTCTGCGCTGGATAGAATTAATGTAAGAAGGTTAGTGATTTACTTGAAGAAGCAGATTTCGATCCTTTCCACCCAGATTCTCTTCGAACAAAACGTTCAGTCAACATGGGCGCGCTTCAGGGGATTGATTTCTCCCTTCTTGGACAGCGTGCTTACTCGTTACGGAATTACGGAATATCGATTGATTCTGGATGAGTCCACCACAACGGCAGATTTGATTGACCAAAATATTTTATATGCTAAGATTATGGTGAAGCCAGCCCGGGCAATTGAATACATTGCAATCGACTTTGTGATTGCATCAACAGGAGCGTCATTTGATGATTAAAAGATATGGAGATTTTTTCTCTCCTTACTATTTAATTTTGAAACGCTTACACAGGAGTAATTAAACAATGGCATTTTGGACTGACAATTTTTCGAGCGATACTACGCTTAGGGATCCTAAAAGAAAATTTAGGTTTATAGTGCGGATTAGTGGGTTAGGTGAGGTTAATCTTTGGTATGCAAAGACTGCCGCTAAACCTTCTTTCACGATTGCAGCAGCAGAACATAAGTATTTGAATCATACGTTTTATTATCCTGGTTCTGTCACATGGAACGATGTTGCTATCACCATGGTAGACCCCCAAGAACCTGACGTTGCCTTTGATCTGTCGAGCATTATTCAGGCCGCCGGTTATAGTCCTCCTGACACGTCGAGCAACCTATCTACGATGACGAAAGCATCGGCCGCAAGTAATCTGGGACAGGTAACTGTTACCGCACTTAACGGCGCCGGTGAGAGCGTTGAAAGCTGGACTCTCCAGAATGCTTGGATTACGGATTTGAAATTCGGAGACCTGGAATATGGCGGTGATGATCTTACCGAGGTAAGCATGACGCTGAAATACGACTGGGCAACTCTCCAAAGCCCCAACGGCGCCGTTTTCGATAAGGCCAGCGGAGGCGGGGATCTCCCCAGTAATGCTGCACCGGACGAAGCAGCAGCAATTTAGACAAGACTTATAAAAGAGGTGAATATTGTCACGAAATAAAGATCGCCTAGGCATGGGCGACACCACGCCAGAATCTAGTGGTCCTCCTCCTCAAGTGATGCAACAGGATAACCCCACGTTTTCTTTCGTTGTACCAACTGAATTTGTAGAGCTTCCTTCACAAGGAAAGCACTACCAAGAAGGACACGCGCTCCATAATGAAGGGAGCATTGAGATTCGACACATGACAGCCAAGGAAGAGGACCTTCTTACGTCCCGGACTTTGCTTAAAAAGGGCATCGCCATCGAACGATTGCTCAGAAACATTATAGTAAATCGGAGCATTAACCCCGATTCTCTTTTAGTGGGAGATCGGAATGCGATCATTATTGCGGCCCGTACTTCGGGTTATGGAAACGAATATAGGACTCAAGTTACATGTCCCGCATGTAACGAGACTCAAGATTATTCATTTGATCTTAATGAGGCAACCGTATATGCGGGCGATGACATTGACGAAATGGACGTTACCGCGAACGAAGAAGGAACCTATAATGTATGGCTGCCACGCCTTGAACTCACAGTTACGTTTCGTCTTTTAACTGGGCACGACGAGAAAAAACTCTTAGGTACTACCAAGAAATCACGGAACCAGCTTATTGATAAAGCAGTAACTACGCAATTAAACAATATGATTGTAGGTTGCAATGGAATTACCGATTCTGCTGGCTTGAAGCAGCTAGCGGAGAATATGCCCTCAGCCGACGCGCGCTATTTGCGCCGAGCTTATAAATTAGCAGCCCCTAACATTGACTTAACACAACTGTTTGTATGTGATGAGTGTGACCACGAACAAGACATGGAGGTTCCGCTCACCGCGGACTTTTTTTGGCCTGACCAGTGATTATATGGAGAACGTGTATGAGCAGTTCTTCTTCTTAAAATATTCAGGCGGTTGGTCATTCACAGAAGCTTATAATTTGCCCGTGGGATTGCGCAAATGGTTTGTGGACCGTTTAGTAAAACAACTGGAAGCAGAGAAAGAAGCCATCGACAAGGCATCTTCTGGCGGCTCAGGAGGTTCGACCACTCAGACCTTAAGTGCGACGAATCAGCCACCCCCTCCCACGCGGCCAAAGTAAATAAAGCAACGACTAAGACAGGGCAAGTAATAAGCCCTGTCTTTTTTTATGGAAAACTATTTAGTTTAGTGCCATTTGCATTTATGGGATAAGGAAGCTCTATTATGATAGAATTTGAAGACGACGATCCTGATGCTCCCGAGGGGCCAAGTGATGATGCTTTTAATAGAATGCGCGAGTTTTTCAACGCGCAGAAAGATATAGCTAAGACCTATGAAGAGATGTCGGCCGCCGAAAAAGATCTTTTCGATGACAAGCTCGCCAATATGCAAGCGGTTATTGATAAACAAAACATTATTATTGAGGGAGAAAACCGGCTCTCGCATTCAATTCAAGCAAGGGTATCACTTCACGATCAGACGATAGATAATATTGATCGAGAGTTGAAGTTATTAGATAAAAAACACGAAGCCGGACTTATTGACGTAGAGCAGTATCATGAACTGGTACGCATAAAAGAAAGAGAGCGAGAAGTCCAACGCCAACTGCTGGCAGAACAAAAAAAATATACCATTGGAGTAGAAGAATCTGTAAAAGCAGCCACAGATATGGGCACACAGCTTGGCAAGGTTATGTCAGCCTATGGTGCCAATCAAGTCTTCAATTATGACAACATAATGAGTTTCTCGAAGGCGCTGCTAGCCGGCAAAGCGGGGCTCATAGGGTGGGCAAGCAAATTAGCTAGCTCGGGCCTCAAGAATTTTGTCAATTCAGTTATTAACCTTGCGTTCGAATTAGATAAAACAGAAAGCGCCTTCCGTCAAACCACTGGTGCTTCTGCATCTTTCGCCCGCGAGATGACAAATTCGTATGAGAACGTTCGTGAAAGTACGGTGTCATTGCAACAGAACGCAGAAGCATGGAGCGCACTCCGTACCAGCTATACTGATTTTACAATGATCAGCCAAGAAGCCCGCGCTGAAATTGGACAGACCACTGCGATCTTAAGTCAGTTAGGGGTCAGCGCGGCAGACTCTGCGAAAGGTATGCAAGTTGCCGATAAAATGTTGGGGCAAACGGGCACCTCCGCTGCTGCCACTCTCCGGGATCTTAGCTCCTTGGCAGAAAACATTGGAGTTGCGCCGGCTCAACTCATTGCCCAATATGGACAAATTGGACCGAGCCTTTCAAAATTAGGCGCCGATGGCAGCAAGGCTTTTAAGGAATTGGCAAGAGTGTCAAAGCTTACAGGCATGGAAATGCAGAAACTCTTGGCCGTGACGGACAAATTTGATACTTTTGAAGGCGCAGCAACTTCTGCTGGAAAGCTTAATGCTGCGTTAGGTGGAAACTTTGTAAATGCCATGGATCTCATGATGGCGACCGATCCCGCCGAAAGATTTGGAATGCTTCGAGGAGCCCTGGATGAAGCCGGACTATCTTTCGATGACATGTCCTACTACCAGAGAAAGTTTTATGCTGACAGCCTAGGCTTGGATTCAGTAGGCGATCTCGCTCTCATGATGTCAGGCAACATGGAGGCATTAGGCGCCGAAACAGAAAAAACGAGTTCTGATTATGAGGAAGCTGCAGCGCGCGCCCAAGAGATGGCAGACGTCCAGACACAACTTAAGACGGTTATGCAATCGCTGATTCCGGTCTTGACTCCTCTATTAAACCTTATTCAAACTTTTGCAGACTTCCTCTCACGTCATATAGACACGGTTAAGCTTATAGTGGAATGGGTAGGTTATGCCATTGTAGTCTACAAGGCATGGATGACAGCGATGATGCTTTATGAAAAAGCATTAAAGGCGCTCGGGATAACTAAAATAAGCGATATCGGTCTAGACACCCGGCGCATACTCCTATCTAAAAAGCAGTGGATTGCCGACAAAGCCGAGACCGCCCAACTCATAATTATGATCGGAATGGACAAAGCCAAAGCGGTCACCACCGGCGCCCTGACAGCAGCCAAGAACGCACTAACTGCGGCTCAAAATTTGTGGACGGCCTCTGCCACTAGAGCAACCGTCATTGCTGCAGCCCAGAAGGTGTGGTCGATTATTATGATTCCTCTTACGTGGGGGTTGGCTGCAGCACAGGGGGCGTTGGCTGGAGCTTCTGCAGCTAATGTAATACAATGGGTCCTCCTCGCCGCCGCAATTGGACTTGTGGCATATGCCCTATTAGCTTCTATTCACTCTCCTCCGCTTTATATAGCAATCCCCTTAGTGGCTCTCGGACTTTGGCTGATGTCTTTTGCTTTAAGTGCTGTCGCGCCGGCGGCCGCGGCCGCTGCTATCCCATTGCTTGGGGTTGGATTGGCTGTAGCTTTGGTGGGGGCTGGCGTGGCGCTAGCAGGACTTGGCTTCTTGTTACTGGCTAAGGGTATGGTGCTAATGTTCGAAGCTATAGAGGTGGATAAGATAAAGGCGTTTACGGGCATGATTGCCACCCTCGCACTAGCGGCCCTTTTCTTGCCCTATGCAGCCATAGGGATGTTCGCTTTGGGCATCGGATTGCTCTCTGTAGCCTTCGCATTAAAGTTTATTGCCACCAAAGATCTTGAAGCTATTGCTCTTTTCACTGAATCATTAGCAAGCATTCAATCGGGACAGCTATTAGAAACTGCCAAGGCTATTAAACAAGTAGCCAAGGCAATGGATGATA